TCACCTGGTCGCTTGCGCGCCAGCCAGGGCTGCTCGACCTCGCGCTGGCGCGCGGACCCGCGGCGGTGTTCCTCTCCTTCGGCGACATTGCGCCCTTTGCCGGGCCTGTCCGCGCCGCGGGCGTGCCGCTCCTCGCCCAGGTGCAGACCGTGGCCGGGGCGCGCGAGGCGGTGGCCAAGGGCGCCGACGTGATCGTGGCCCAGGGCGCCGAGGCCGGCGGGCACGGCGCCGCGCGCGGCACGCTGGCGCTGGCGCCGGCGGTCCGCGACGCCATCGGCGACGTGCCGCTGGTTGCTGCGGGCGGGATCGCCGACGGGCGCGGCATGGCGGCGGCGCTGATGCTGGGGGCCGATGCGGCGCTCTGCGGCACGGCCTTCTACGCCGCGGAGGAATCGCTCGCCCATCCCCGCGCACGGCAGGCCGCCGTGGCGGCGGGCGGCGACGAGACCCGGCGCTCGTCGGTCTTCGACGCGGCGCGCGGGATCGACTGGCCCGCGCCCTGGACCCTGCGCGCCCGCCGCAACGCCTTTCACGCCCGCTGGGAAGCGGCGCCCGAGGCGATGACGGCGGCCGACCGCCAGGCCTACCCGCGAGGTTCTTGTGCGTGGTGTGGAACAGCGCGTTGCCGTCGGCCATGGCCGGGTTGGCGGTGATGATGCCCCAGACCACGTCCGACTCCAGCTGGGCGATGGAGTTGCCGTACATCGCCGGGATGCGGGTGAAGGCGTCGAGATCGTCGTTGATCAGCGTCTGGCGGGTGATCGCGACCACCCGGCCATAGGTCTTGACCTTGTAGCTCTCCTTGCTCTCGCCGAGCGTGCCGCGCTTGAACTCGCCGCTCTCGCCGACCTCGAGCAGCTGCGGCGCTTCGCCGAGCTGGACCCGGTGCATCGCCTTGAAGTCGGTGGCCAGCACCTGGCGGCAGAACAGCATGAAGGTGCGGGGATAGGCCTCGTAGGCCTGCCGCAGGGTCTTGTTGGTGACCGCCGACAGGATCTCGGGGAAGTCCGAGGTCGAGTGCAGCGCGCGCGTCGCCACCTCGTCGCGCGACAGGCCGCGCGTGTTGACCCCGGCATTGCCGAGGCTTTCGCGGGCCAGTTCCAGCAGCGTCATGCCGCGGTATTGGCGCGCGGCGTCTTCCAGTTGAAACAGCGTCGGGCTGTAGCGGTGCAAGAGCGCGTTGGCCACCGCGTCGCGGCGGGTGATGCGCTCGTCCCGGCCGCCGAGGGGGACGGAGACATGCGGGAAGGTCCGGGTCTCGTCGGACTTCGCCGCGACCTGATCGAGGATCAGGCGGCGGGACTCGTCGACGCTGACGCCGCGCTTGACCAGGTCCTCGGCAAAGCCGCGCTCGAGGTTCAGCCGCCCGGCAAGATCGTAGATGGTGGAGACGCGGTCGCGCTCGGCCTCGCGGGCGCGGGTGGCGACCGCTTCGGTGTCGGGCGCCGCGGGGGCATCGGCATTCTGAAGCTTCGGCTGGGTGCGGGTTTCCACTGCGGCGACCTTCGGGTCGGGCGCAACCGCTTTCGGCTCGGTCATGGGGGTGTCCTCGGTTGCGACCGGCTCGGTCGGCTGGGTGGTGGCGGGGGTTGCGGCGTCGCTCGAAGGGGTTTCGGTCTTGTCCGTCATCGGGGTCGGTCCTTTCGTGATTGAAGGGGCGTCCCGGCGGTGAAGGACGCAGTCGTGAAGGGGATGCTGGGCGCGGAAGCCCGCGGCGGGATCGGCGCCGACCGCGACGGCGGAGACCTCGAAGGGCGTCCAGTCCACCGCCCGCCAGAGTTCGCGCGCGGCCTCGGGCTTCGAGACCTCGAAGCGGTGGACCTGGTAGCCGATGGAGACCGCGCGGATGTGCCCGGCCTGGATGTCGCGCCAGATCGGCTCGACATCGGCGCGCTCGGAGATGCGCACCAGGGCGATGCCCCGGCCGTTCTCGATCCGCGCCGAGCCAGGCACGACCGAACCGATCACCGCGTCGAGCGTGTCGAGCTCGTGCACCTTCAGGAAGGGCGCGCCCGCGTTCAGCCGGTCGAGCCGGACATGGGCGGGATCGAGGCTCAGCTCCTCGTCATAGGGCTCGCCGAAGAAGCTGGCGCGCCGGACGCGCGCGCCCGCCGACCAGACGACCTCGACGGTGCGGCTGTCGGCATCGGCCGTGTTCGGCGCAAGCTCCGCCGACCGGCGCATGGCCGGCAGTTCGATCATCGTGTCCATGAAGTCAGTCCTGTTGGTCGGCCTGCGCCGGGTCATTGTCCGCGTCGGCGGCCGGATCGTCGGCAGCCGGGTCGCTGGTCTGCGCGCTGCCGGTCTTGGTGACGCGGCGTGGATCGCTGTCTAGCACCAGCCCCAGCGCATCAAGCTTGGCATTGGTCGCGGCGATCTCGGCCAGCACCGCGTCGGGGTTCCGGCCCTGCCGGGCGATCACCTCGGCCAGCGTCATGGTGCCCGAGCGGATCGACAGCAGGTTCGCCATCGCGTCCTTCTGCGGATCGACCGCCTCGAACTTCGGTGGCGACCACTCCACCGGCACGTTCGGCAACGGGATCTGTCCCGCCACCCACGCCGCTTCCGTGAACCAGCGCCAGACCGGCGCACAGAACATCGGAATGAACAGCTGCCACTGCACGGCATCGATCTGGCGGCGGAACTCGACGAGGCCCGCACGGATCGAGGAATAGTTCACCTGACTCAAGTCGCCGGTCAGCAATTCATAGGGCACACGGAACCCGGCCGAGATCGTGTGAAGGCTGGCCCGCTTGTACTCACCGTAGCCGCCGGTGGCCGAGGGCTGGTTGAACCGAATGTCCTTGCCGCCAAGGGCATAGGCGATCAGGCCCGGCTCAAACTGCTCGACCCGGTTGCCATCGGCATCGACCACGGAGGGTGCGATACCCTGCTGGGCTTCGTCGTCGCCGAAGACGATGGCGGTGACGCAGGCCTCGGTCTTCTTGCGGACCAGTTCCGCCACCTCGTAATCGTCGAGATCGCGCAAGCTGCGGATCACCGGCGCGCCCCAAGGGACGCCGCGCGCCTGCGTGCGCTGCTTCTCGTAGACATGGGCGATCTCGGTCGCGGGGACCGGGCGGCTCTGCAGGCCGTTCTGCAACGCCCCATAGGCGTCGCCCGGGTGTTCGGCATGCAGCCAGTAAGCCCGGCGCTTGCCGACCGGGTCGAACTCGATCCCCTGCACGAGACGGCCCGCGCCGAGGACGCCGGACTTGGTAGCGTCGAGGAAATCGGCCTCCAGCACCTGCAATTGCAGCGGCACCGGCAGGCCATCGCTCGCGCGCCGCAGGCGGCGGCGCACCAGCACCTCGCCGGCCTCGACCATCTCGCGGCAGATCAGCGTCTGCAGCCCGTAGAAATCGAGCTGGCCATCGGCGTCGCACTCCGCCGTCCAGCGCTCGAACAGCGCGTCGACCTTGCGGTCGAGCGTGTCGTCGCCGCTCGCGGCGCGGGGCATGATGCCCGCACCGATGATGTTGTTCACCAGCACCGCCACGGCCTTGGCCGCATGCGGGTTGTTGCGCACCAGATCGCGCATCCGGTCGCGCAGCAGCGCCCCCGCCACGCCGATCTCGGTGTCGGCCGAGGATCCCGGTGCGCGCCAGCCCTCGGTCCGCCGCCCGCGTGCAGCGCCGTCATAGCCTCGTGTCAGCGTCTCGAAGGCCTGACGCGCCATGACTCGGCGCGCGGCCATGCGCGGCGCCACCGTGGCGATGGCGTGGTCGAACCAGGTCGCCGACATCAGCGATCCCCGCGCGAGAAGCCCGCGAGCCCGGCCACAGTCAGCGGCCGCGTGGTCCCCGTGATGGCGCGCTCGATTGTGCGGATGCGGGCGAGCAGATCCTCGGCCGAGCCGTAGTCGACCGATTTGCCGTCATAGCTGACCCGGGTCGTGCCGCTGGCATAGGCGCGGCGCAGCGCCGAGAGCTCGGTTTCCGTCCAGTCCGTCATGTTCAGAACCATCCTCCGCGCCGCCCGAGCCAGTCGGAGCGGCGCTTGCCCTGCGGGGCCTGTCCCGGTCGGTTGATCTGCCCGGCGGGATCGGTGTCGGTGGGGGCCGCCCCGAGCTGATCCTCGAGGTCGCGCCATTTCTCGTCGGTCCAGCGATCCGCGCCCGCGATCCAGGCGGCGGCGCGGGCATAGACCCGGCAATCCAGCGCCTCGTTCCGCTCGCGCAGCTTCTGCCATTCCAGCCGGGCAAAGCCGCGTTTCGTGCGAACCGTTACCAACTGCTCGGCCACGAACTGCTTCAGCCATTCGTTCTCGACCCAATGCGGCAGATGCACCGATCCGGGCGGGAACGCTGCCCCGTCGGCCATCTCCTCCTCGGTCGGCCGCGCCAGCCGTAGGAAGCGATAGGTCTCGGCCTTGAAGGTCGACACCGCCACGGTCCAGAGCCGCGCCCCGCGCCGCAGGCGTTTCCCGCCCTCGGTTGCATCGACGAAGGTCGGCCCCGACACCGGGCTCGAGCGGTTGAACCCCTCGACGCCCTTGACCGGCGACACCTGCCCAAACCCCTGCGCCCGCGACCAGGAATAGACCGCCGGAGCCTCGTAGCCCGTGTCGATGGCCAGCCGCGCGATGCGCAAATGCGCGCCGCGTTCGTGCGGCCAGGACCGGTCGAGCAGCGCCGTCAACTCCGACCAGGCGTCGTGCCGGTCGGGCCCACCCTCGATCACGACATGATCGACCAGCCAGCTTTCCAGCCCGCGGCCCCAGGCCCAGACATCAACCTCGATCCGGTCCTTCTGCACGTCGGCCCCGGCGGTCAGGAACAGCCCGCCCGCTGGCACGGTGCCGGATGTCCGGCGCTCGCGGCGGTCGTAGAGCCGTTGCCAGTCCGGGGCTTCCCCGGTCTCGACCCATGTCTCGCCGAGGATCGTGTTGCGAAACGCCTTGATCGCCTCGTCCGACCCCTGCGCCGCGTCCCATGCCCGCACGATCCGCTCCCAGCTCAGCCAGCCGATCGGCGAATAGAGCGCCGAGAGGTGATACCCGACCGTGGTCGGATCGGCGGCCGTGGCGGTCGCCCGCCATTCGCCCCCCTCCAGCATCGCCGTCTTGTGATGTTCCGCGATTGCCGCGTCGCAGCCCTCGCAGTGATACTCGGCCGTCTCCGGGCGGCCCTTTTGCCAGCGAAGCCGGTCGAACTTCAGCCACTGCATCGCCCCGCAATGCGGGCATGGCACGAAGAACCGCCGCTGGTCGCTCGCCTCGAACTCCCGCTCGATGCGGCTGAGCCCCCGGATGGTCGGCGTCGAGACCAGCAGCACCTTGCGCCGATGGGCGAAGGTGAGAGACCGAGCCTCGGCCAGCGTGACCGGATCGCCTTCCTCGTCGGCCGAAGCCGGATAGGCATCGACCTCGTCGAGGAAGATGTAGCGCGCCGGGGTCGAGCGCAGCCCGACCGCCGAGTTCGCGCCGGTCATGATCAGGATGCCGCCCGCGAACTCCTTCGACAGCATGGTGTTGCCCGCGTCGCGGGACCGCGCCGGTTTGACCCGTTCCCGCAGGTCGGGGCTCTCGTCGATCAGCGGATCGATCCGCTGGCGCGAGTTGCGCTTGGCCAGTTCCACCGTCGGCTGGACCGCCAGCATCGGCCCCGGCGCCTGGTGGATGGCGAACCCGATCCAGTTGTTGCCCGCCTCGGTCGCACCGACCTGCGCGGCCTTCATGAACACGATCCGCTGCATGGGATCGCCGGGCGACAGCCGGTCCATGATCTCGCGCATGTAGGGTGTGCGCACCGTGCGGTATCGCCCGGGCTCGGCCGAGGCGCGGCCCGACAGCATCCGGTGCCGGTCCGCCCATTCCGAAACGGTCAGGTCCGGGTCGGGCCGCAGCCCGTTGCCCCAGGCGCGCAGGATCTCGCCCGCGCCGTCGAAGTCCGTCAGGCCATCGCCGCTCTCACCGGAAGTCGGGCCGGACCTCGGCGAGTTCGTCGAGGTGGGCGCGTACATGTTTCTCCAGGACCTTCTGCATCGCGGCTGGCTCCACGGTGATCTGCTGGCCCGTCGCGTCGCTGCACGAGGCCGAGAGCTCGGCCGCCATCAGCGCCGCCGCGCGCGCGGGCCAGGTCACCCACGTGTCCCGTTCCTCCCGCGCCAGCCGGAACACCAGCGCCAGCGCGCGGGCCCGCTCGATCAGCTCCCCCTTCAGCTTCTGGAGACGGATGCGCCGCTCCTGCGCCTTCAGCACCTCGTTCGCGGTCTTCGCCTGCAGGAAGGTCGTACCGCCGCCGACCGCCGGGACCGCCAGCCCCTGTTCGCGGAGCGTGTCGCCGACAGCGGCCACCGCTGCCTCGGGGACAGGCTTCAGCTTCGGCGCGGGCGGCTTGCGGGTCTTTGACGGGTCGGTCGTCTCGGCACGCCGGGCGTCGCTGGCGGCCGCGTTGATGCTGCCGTCGGGATAGAGGACCAGCCGCTCGGCGGCCTTGGCCTTCTGGATCGCGCCCCGCGACAGCCCGACATGCGCGGCGTACTGGCGCTCGCTCATGCCCTGCATCGACGGCTCCGATTGTCATTCAAGATCATGCGCTTATCGAGTTGATAAGCGTCGCGACCGGAGCGAACGTCCATCCCACAGGGACGATGCAACTCACCAAGGAGCCACCACGATGACCCGCCGCGCGACCGACAACACGAAAGCCCTCGACGCCTTCATCGCCGCGAAGATCGAGATCGACGCGATGCTGGAGCGGCTCGCCGCTCTCAGCGCCGACCATTTCGAGACCAGCCCCGACGAGATCAACTGGGGCCATGTCGGCACCCTCAACCACTACCGCGCCAAGCTGCGCGAGATCACCGACATGCCCTTCAGCGAAGGCGAACACGCCGAGTGAGACGACGCGCTCCCGGTCCCGCCTGCCGACTGGCGGGCTCGGCCTCGTAGAAGGGCCCGCATTCCGCGCGCCCCGATCCGGGAGACGACGATGACCAAGATTTCCGACACCCAAGCGATCATCCTGAACGCCGCCGCCCAGCGGCCCGAGCACATCGCCTTGCCGCTGCCCGAGAGCCTGCGCGGCGGAGCCGCCGCCAAGGTGGTCGGCGCGATGCTCGCCAAGGGCTTCCTGCAGGAGGTCGATGCGGACATGCGCAACGGCGAGCCTATGTGGCGCGAGACTGGCGACGGCCACGGCGTCACGCTGATCGCCACCGACGCAGGCCTAGTCGCCATCGGTATCGAGCCCGAGGGCGCGAACACCGCGCCTGCGGGCGCGACGGACGCGCCGTCCGAGGAGCCTGCGCCTAGCGATCCCACCGAGACCGAACCCGCGCCCAAGGCGCGCACCCCGCGTGAGGGCACCAAGCAGGCCACCCTGATCGCCATGCTGCGCGCGCCAGACGGCGCGACCATCGAAGAGATCGTGGCAGCACTCGACTGGCAAGCTCACACCGCTAGGGGCGCCATGTCCGGCGCGTTGAAAAAGAAGCTCGGCCTGACAATCATCTCCGAGAAGGTTGACGGAAGAGGCCGCGTCTACGCTATCCGCGACTGACGTCACGCACCGAAACCGTCTCTGGGCCGCCGCCCGACACTCGGGTGGCGGTCTCTTGTTCTGCGCTCCGCATCCTGATCGCTTCGAACAACCGCCGCAGCAGATAGCCGCGCACCAGCGAGACGCCCACGAAGGCGAGCCCGATGGTCAGATGTTCGGCCAGTCCGGTCTCGATCCCGAACCACGGGAACACCACGATCTGCGTGGCGATGGCCAAGACGTAGCCAACGACGACATTCGTCGCGGCCTCGAACATCGACATGGCGCGGGTCTGCTTCAATGGCTGGTCTCTCCCGTGGCCGTCACGGCGGGGAGTGCCACAGCAGCACCACGGTACACGGCCGCAACGTCCACGATGATCACGGTCTCGGGACGCCGCTTCAGCACCGCGACGAGATCGGATTCGGTGACCAGCCCGACTGTCTGGCTGGGTTGGTTCTTGCCCCAGTCAGCGCAGAAGAATGTCCGGCCCGAGATTTCGCAGATGTCGTTCATCCCGGCGAGGTCGTCGTGCAGGTCCGAGACGATCAGCGCCATCCCGTTGATCGACAACGAATGCTTGCGCAGCGCGTTCATGACGGCCAGGCACGCGAGATCGCGCCAGTCGAACCGCCGTCGCTGACCGGGTTGCACCGTTACAGACGGCCTGAATTGACCCCGCGCGATCCATTGGCTCAGTTCGCCCGTCGTCATGGCGCAGGCGTCGGCGACCTCATGGATCGTCCACGTTTTCATGCCACCACCTCATCCATCGGCCAGCAATTCAGTCGCCAGAGTTCGCAGCGCATGCGCCGCAACCAGCGGAACCACGCCGTTGCCACAGAGGCGAAGCCGGTCCACCCGGTGGGCCAGCCCATCAGCGCCTCGACGAACAGCGGGTTCAAGGTCCGGCGCATGTCGGAGGTATCGCGCCCAGCCATCGGCGTCGCCAGGACCTGGCGGCCAAGCAGGCCGTTCACCGGCGTGTTCGCCAATGTCGTCGCCCCGTCCTTGTGGTCCCGCGCTGTCGGCGTCATCCACATCTGGCTGGCATGGGT